GAGTTTTGAATATGGGCAAACACGAGAATGGTTTTAGTAGTGTCTAGCTGAACAAATGGAATAGAATAGTTTTTCAAAAAAAGGCGCTCTTCTGCGACTGCAGCGGTGTTGTCATATTGGGTAAAATTCAACAGCTCTTTTCTAAATGCGAACGTTGCGGCAGTCGCATGGGATGGCCCATAGGGTCCGCATTGAACCAACTGGTTAATGCCGTCATAATAAATATGCATCTCGCTTGACCCGGCACACAAGGCTTCTGGGTGAGCAAGGAGAGTTTCCACTGCATGAGATACGCGCTCAGGAGGATAATAATCGTCGTCGTCCATATACACGATAATAGAGCCAGTACATTTTTCGTGCATTGCATTGCGTTTTTTGCCGAGTGTCATGTGCGTGGAATTGGGGAAATATTTGATGGTGGGTAGCAGTGGGTTGGTTTTGATCGCTTCTTTAAATATGTCTTGCACTTTGTCTGCGCCGTCATCAATAATAATCCACTCCATCCGGTCTTTGGGGTATGTTTGGTATTCTACGCATTTGATGATGTAGGGAATAAATGGGCGACGGTTAAACGTGGGAGTGCAAATGCTCACGAATGGGAATGTATCATTTATTGACGTGTTTTTCGCGTTTTTCGTGTTTTTCATTTATATAAACAATATCAATATCTTTAAATACTTATTGCACTACTTCATTTACTGAAGGTTTCTTCCTTTGTGTTTTAGATGATCCAATTTTTAATGGTTTATTCCCTCCTTTCAGTAAAATTGTTGTATTGGTTGGGTCTCCTACATTAACATCAATATTTTCTGCATTTGTTGCATTTGTTACATTTGTTACATTTGCGGGCATAGGCGGCGCGGATGGGTCAACCTGTTGTTTGGGTGCGTCAGGTTCTCTATCAACAGATGCGTCGCATTTATCGCCGGAAGAGGTGAAGTCATTCGGGTCTACTACATATTTGGCGAACACATTTGTGCCAAACACCAATATAATTACTGCGAATATGCAGCCAATGGCAGTAGTTGGGCTCATATCTATATATATTTGTTTGATAAGCATTAATGTGAATGCGATTAAATAGCCCCTGCTATAAAAGTGTAAATTATTTTTCAAAAGGTGAAAAATGGTGAATTGTTTAGTTTTGACAGGGTTATCCGTTTTATCATTTTTTAAAACATCTACAGTGCCGGCCATTGCAAACACTTTGGCAATAGAATAAAGCGCGCAAAAAATAGATGTGATAACGTTTAACATTATGCCCATGGTGCATAAAAAGAACAAATAAAACAATCTTATAAAGAGCCCACCCCATGTGAGAGGTTCATATTCGGGGGTAGACATTGAGCCCCCAATTGGGAAAAACATTTGCCATATTTTTGTCCAACCAGATTCGCCCTCGTGATTTTTAGGGTCATAGTGGCCCGTTTTAAAAATATCAATGATTGACATTAAATATAGCCCTATACTGGATGCGATATGGCAAATGATGTATATAGGCACGAATGGTATTAAAAATAATGCGCCAAGCATTAAGCCGACGCTTTCATTACAAAAACTATGAAAAAACTCAAAATAAGTACTGATGACTTTAAAATCCGCAATAATTAGCCGTTGTACATAATTTATAAAGGAATATTTAATAAACCCGGTGCCCTGTTTTTCGGCGCCTTCTTTTATTTCGGTTAATTTGTATAATAAGCTGGCGTTTTCTTGCTTGCCTTTCTCATTTAGGGTTCCTTCAAACTGTTTGTTAATGTCCGCTTCATCAAAATGCACGAATGAGCATCGCGTTGTATTCTGGTCATCATCCATGCTATATATAGGAACCTGTGTTTTGAGTATTTTTATTTTGTCAAATCCGGTTTTGGGTGCGTTTGGTTCAAAGTCGCGCTCATAATAGTCGTGCGGGAATTCTGTTTGTAAAAGGCCTGCATGACAGATAATTCCATAATACCAAAAAATGGAGCCACCTAAAAACAGCATGGCTATGCTCATAAAGACTTTCAGAGTCACCCGTGTTATTTTTTTCAAATTTTTTACAGTAAACATATTTGTCTTAGTAGACTTGCGTGTTTTTTGTTGCAATTTTTTTTCTTCCATAATATTTGTATTATCACTCAACAAATCGCTCATATTATAATAGTCAAATATAAAATTTTTACTATTTGACTATTTGCAAATTGACTAATATGTGTGTGCGCATTCCTAAATGCAAATGCAAATGCGACCAATCCATATAATACTTATGTTGCATACATCAGCCCACAATTTCCAGATAAAAAGGTAATCACATTTAATCGTTCCTCCATGACGTATAAATTATAATTATATTCATAAATCCGCCATGTAGGTTTATTCACTCCAATAATATTCCCCGTTTGCGGGTCACAAATGGTGAGAGTTTGTGCGAGCGGGTCAATTGCCGGAATTATCGTATTAAATTCAAACTCTATTTGGTTAAACCGGCTCATATTAATTGCGCCAGACGGTTGCAAGTCGGTTAAAGATGAGTTGACGCAAAAGTTGTAGCAATATAGTCCATCCGGTGCGTTGCCGCTAGTTCTCGTATATTTTTCAATGTAATTAAAAATGCCGACGGGTTGAATATTCTCACGATAAGACCCGTCTAATAATATTCCCAGATTGACTAATATGTGTTTGTCATTTTGAATATTATATGGTCCGGTAATCATCCATCCGGTGAGACGCCCGTCTACATTTACGCCTGGTCCGATTTGTGCGGTTTCAGTAAAGTCATCGTAAACTCTTTGAACTGGATAAATGCCGTCCGTTGGCGCAGGGATTAAATCCATCGGCATATAGTTATACGGCCAGTTCGTGTAATTAGACCATTCATTGCGCAGATTAACGTCGCTCCTTTGAAAATAAAAGAGCCAATTAGATACCATCCCGAGCGACTCCAGCTGAACTTTATTTGAGCCGGTTACATTATAGAACGTTTTTTCGCGCACTTGTTTAAACAGATATTTTTGTTCTTTGGACGCAAAATACCGCGACTCTTCATTGGATAAAAAGCAGTATGTGCATTCTAAATGAACATCCGCATTCCAACCGGTTCTCGTGTCTGTATAGGAGTCAATATTTAAAGTCAAATCCGGAGGAGGCTGTAAAAACCGGTAAAATTGCATGTAGAATGCATTAAAGTTGGGTGCAACATAGGGGTAATTATTAACATTGTCAAATACATCACGAATTTGAAATAGCTGGTTCACTGGGCGAAAGGTGACATTGATATATAGCTCATTATACTGTAGGGCGACTAGCGGGAACGCCATTTGGCTTTTTGTGCCGAACCATGCATTTAATGGAATGTATATCATTCTGCCGCGAATGGAGGGTTCTGGTCCGCACTGTTCTTCGGTAAAGAATGCATTGGGATAGCTATTTACGCGAGAGCCGGCGTTTGCTGGGTCGTTTAATTCGGGGACATTGCCGGTCATTTTATTGAAAAGCGCCAACTTTTCGGTGCTATAGTCGCGTTGAACCGTGGCAAGAATATAATTGCCGGTGTATTCTTGCAAGGTTTGATTGCCGCACGTGATGGTTATTTTTGAAATCATTTTTGCGCCTAAATTATCAATCCATTTGAATTCGTACGGGATCCATGCGCCGGCATTAATTGTGTCTGGTTCAACGCGGTCGGACGGAGGCATAATAGGGCTCCAAATGCTGGGTAAAGCAACAGATAAATAGGTGTCCATCAATAAATCGGCATATCGGGGCACTTTAAATGTAAACGTAGACTCTTCTGTCATGCGAAGAGTTCTAGAGCCATCAAAGTCAACGCGAAATTTTTGAAGACCAAAATTAGTGTATTTAGAATATGTGGTTTTAAAAAATGATTTGCTGGGGTTTCCATTTAAAATAACGTTTTGTTGTCCTTGAGAGACTAAATTCATCAACCCGCCTGGCATATTATACTATATTATTATTATACTATTGATAATTTTTTAAACCCTTTACTATTTTAAATGTTTCATTTAAACCATTGATATAAATCATTTTTATAACAATACAATACAATACAATACAATACAATACAAACATTTTTTATACTAATATATAATATGTCTACAATTGGTGATCCAGCATTAACAACTACTTTGGTTAATGATACAATAGGTCGTGTGAAAGAAGTTGTAAATATGACTATGAGAGAGCTTCAAAATATTTCCGCAACTGTCTGGGCATATATGTTATTTATAGTATTAGTCATATCGTTTATAATCTACTACATTTATTTGTCCAACTTGCAAAACCGTGAATGCAAGTTTTTTGATAAAAAATATTCAACAAAAACTAGTTTAGTCGCAATTAATAAAAATGCCCAACAGTGCCAATACAAATTTCGTGACTATTATATTAAAACCGCATACAACTGCTGTAGTGGCGGCTCGTATAAAAATGATTACGTGTCTCTATGTGTATTAAAGAGCATTTTAGGCCAAGGTGTGCGCGCATTGGATTTTGAAATTTATTCCGTCAATGACCGCCCAGTGGTGGCAACCTCTACCGCGAATAGTTTTCATATTAAGGAAACGTTTAACTCCATTGATTTTGCAAATGTGATGAATGTAATAACCAAGACTGCGTTTTCAGAGACCACATGCCAAAATGCGGAAGACCCATTGATAATTCATTTAAGGTTCTTCAGTTCTAACCCACAAATGTATAAAAATCTTTCCGAAATATTTAAATCGTATGAAGATAAAATGTTGAACGAAGACCACAGTTATGAAAATGGCCGGCATAATTTAGGAGATGTCAAATTGCTTGATTTAAAAAAAAAAATAGTTCTCATTGTAGATAAGACAAATCCCGCATTTATGGATTGTAAAGAATTATATGAGTTTGTCAATATCACAAGTAATTCCATTTTTATGCGGGCGTTGCATTATTATGATGTACAGTATACACCCGACTTAAATGAGCTCATTGAGCACAATAAACAGGGGATGACAATGGCAATGCCTGATAAGGGTATTAACCCTAGTAATCCAAGCGGGGCGTTAATACGTGAAACGGGGACGCAATTTATTGCGATGAGGTTTCAAAATACGGATACGTATTTGGAGGAAAATAACCTGTTTTTTGACCAGGCAGGGTATGCATTTGTATTGAAGCCGGAGAAGTTCCGTTATGTGCAACCAACAATTGATGCGCCTCCACCTCAAAATCCGGCGTTATCTTATGAAACCAATGTTGTTGAAACAAATGTGGTTACATATCAAATTTAGATTTAAATCATTCAGATTTAAAGTATCTAACATTATCAATGTATTTTTATATAGTTATAATGTATGAAATTTATGAAATATAAGAACAAACACAAAAGTAAAAGCCGCAATCATCGTAACAAATTTGAAAGAGACAGCCATAAAAATAGTGATAATATAACTGCAACAAATACTGCAACCACATATAATAACGGTAATGTAACTATTTCCAACCCATTGTGCGACCGTAAAATGACGTTTCAAGATTGCGAATTAACCATTTTGCGCGCGGCAGTGGACTCCGTTGAAAACATACAGGGCAAAAAAACCGCCGCTCTTCCCGAAATCAAATCCATTATGCATATTGTTGAGGTGTTTTTAAAACAGAAGCATCTCATATGTTACGGTGGCACAGCAATCAATAATATATTACCTAAACAAGACCAGTTCTACAATAAAGAGATTGATATTCCTGATTATGATTTCTTTTCAGCCAACGCGTTAAATGATGCAAAAGAACTGACCAATATATATTTTAAAGCCGGGTTTGAAGAGGTGGAAGCAAAAAGCGGTCAACATCACGGCACATATAAGGTGTTTGTGAACTTTATTCCCGTTGCAGACATAACCAGCATTCCGGCGGAACTGTTTAACAAACTGAAAACTGACGCAAAACGCGTGGGCGGAATTTTATATGCGCCTCCCAATTATTTACGCATGTCTATGTATCTTGAACTATCGCGCCCCGCTGGCGACGTCAGTCGTTGGGAAAAAGTGCTGAAACGT